ACTTACACTACCTTTGGCATTTGACGCCAACATTGCGATCATATCCGCCACTTCCGCTGTATGCTCTGCTTCTATACCGAAGCCAGCCATTACACCTGTGGCAATATCCGCCGCTTCTGCAATACCCATACCACCAGCTGCTGCAAGGTTTAAGACATCTGGGAGCATACTATATATCTCTTCCGTGCCTTTACCTGCCATTGCTAAGATATTGATTGCATCGGCTGCTTCAGATGCACTAAAGGCGGTTTCTGCACCCATCTTCTGAGCCAGATCCCCTAACGCATCCATCGTATTAACTACTTCACCATTGAGATCAGACGTTGCGTCTGCTGTAATACCCATTGTAGCTTGAACTTGGGACATTGCTGCCTCGTAGCTACTACCTACATCTATTATCTCTTTTCCGTATTCTTTTGCTGCACCAGTTAGGGCTTTTATACCCGATGTAACGAGATTACCGGCAATGTTAGCTTTTAGCATTTTACCGAATGTACTTGTTTCACCAGACGCCCCATCTAGTGCTTTACTAGCCTTATTAACGGCGGCTTCGAAACTGGAAGAATCACCGTTAATGGCTACATCTAAATTGTAATCAGCCATTTCTGCTCCTTATGCCGCTGTTTTTATATATAAGCTGTACCCAGCCCTTCTCCTTTGCATCAATCTTTTTGATGATGTCGATCTCCGCTTTTGCATCCTCCTTCTTAACCTGCAAAATGCGATTCCACAGCTTCCGGAATGGCTTGTGCTTTTTGCGCTTGACGTTATACTCAGCGTTTAAGACTGCATCTCTTATCCACGTTGTATCTGTAACAACCTTGTTTTCATATGCTTTCATGATAAAAGCACGTTGCCTTGGCGTGAGTGCATCATACTCAGCTGGTGTATAATGAAAGTTAACAACAAAAAAAGCCAAGTCCCTATCGTACTGATAAGACTTAGCTTCTTCTGCTTCTTTTTGGTTTATGCTGCTTCCTTGACCGCCTGTTCTAAAATACTCATAAGCTATCAAGCGGTCTGGAATAAAAAAGGTGTATCTTCCATCAAGTGGGTTGCTACATCATTGAGCAGCTTGGAATACCCGTACTCCGATCCTTCAATGATTGCATCAAAGACCTTAACAGCCTGTCCTGTTGCTACTTTTGAACCATCTTCAAACGTTAAGCCATACTGAAAGCAAGCCCTAAGTTCTGAGATTGTGAAAGCCCTGTTTGCAAAAAGCTGCAATATGGACTTACCTACAGCCTTCTCGATGTTATCAACTGCCTTCATAGTAAATTTCAAGTCATAAGTAATACCGTTCACTGTATACATCGCAAATCCTCCTCGTATTAGAAAACCGGGGCTACACTATATGTAGCCCCATTATTCATTGTTGTTATATGACTATTCTCAGCTTGGGAGAATATCACTTGTTGGCTCTTCAATGCTGAAATCAGTTAACTTGCCAACACCGGCAAGACTGATACTGTATGTAACTGCATCATCATGCGGTGCTTCAAGAGGATAATCTGTAAGAACTGCAAGACCACCATACAGACCCTTTGCCAGCTTCTTATTGTAAACCTTAACGCATAAATAAGAGCCATTCTGGAAAGCGTTTGCAAGGATCTTATGGGAGTTGTCACCGTTAACGTATACACCGTCAAGATCAATTGACCACTCCTTCATACCCGTGATAGATGCCTTCCATCCGCCTTCTGTATCCTTTGATGTTACTTCAATAGTTTCTGCAGAGCGGTTAAGTGTTAAACCTTTCTGACCGGCTACTGCTAAGATGGTTGTACCGGTGGAGTCCCAAATCCCCAGCAAGATGTCCTTACCTGCCATAGCTGATGCTGCAACAGAGTTGAAATCACAATACTCACCGCCATCATAACCGGTTCCGTCATGCACACTTAAAAGTGCATTGACTAATGCTTTTGACATAAGTAAATTCTTTATCATCGCTTTACCTCTTTATTTTACTTTTAGATCATATGCAATCTTGAACGTAAAGGGGAGAACTGCATGTTTCTCCCCCGTTTCCTCTGTGTATAAAGTTTGTAAACCATTATCTATCTGGGCAACTAACTGATAGGGTTCAGGTAGTGCTATATCATCTGTAAACGCTTCCTCTATTTCTTTAATGTACCTGTAAATAGGTACTGATGATTGTTTACTCGCTGCAATAACGTGTATATAAAAATCATACTGCTTGACATACCAATTCTTTGTATCGGCTGGCGATATCTTTACTAACTCAATAACTACAAAAGGTGCAACCGTATCTTTTGGCACTACATCATATGCCTTAATAGTTGTGCCGTTATTTATAATACCCTGAATCTTATTAACCAAATCAACAACATCATACTGTTTATACATAGTCAATCACCTTCCTTCAATGCCTTTAACAGGTCTTCTTTGTAGAGTGGCTTGACTACATCATAAATACCCTTAAGATAATATTGACCGGGGATATACCCGCCACCAGGCATTGTATGACCGTATTCTACATAACGAGCATAGGGGGCTGTGTATACAAATCGGTCATCTAAGATTAATCTTGAACGCTTCAACGCACCAGTTTTTACCGGAGTGGCGTTTTCACTGATCCGCCACATATGCAAAAATGCTTTAGACCGGATTTCCTCATACTTAATTGCATCAAGTTTTTTAAGCTTTTCAGCAAGGGCATCTGTGCCTTTGATTGAAATTCCAAACGTAAAGTCCATCAGCCATCACCCCCAAGCTTGTATGCTTTTACCGTTAACAGTGTATACCGGGGAGCAAGCTTTTGTACTGATACAATCTCATATACCCTATTACCCAACTCAAACAAATCCGCATCAGTAATACTTGTTTCTACCAGTGGAACAATGTACTGAGTTTGTACCTTTGTTAACTCACCGTATAACTGTATCTCTTCCAACGTCCACGGCTTTGCCCTGCAATACGTATCCAATACATCTTCTACACCATCAGGAACTCTATTACCCAACTCGTCCGTTTTGTATGTATGTTTTAAGAAAGTACATGCATTCCAAATCATAAGAACTTTACCCCCTTTTTACCATACGTACCATTGCTTTTAACGTAGCGGGATATTTCATCATTGTACTCAGATAAGATATCATCGAAAAAGGATACTGATAAACCAGCTGTGTTTTCTGTGGAGATTCCTTCGAAATATATACGTCTAAATGCCTTAACAGTTGCATCTACAGCTATAGAATTGAATATAGATGGAAAAGTGTATTCAGTTACCCCTAAACGGATACATAGTCTATCTATAACGTAACGGCATAATTCTTCCACAATATTCTGTGAAAAACCATCATCATCGGCGAGGCGCAACTCTACACGATTAAGAATGTTATCAATCATAATGCAACCCCACTTTTCTTTATTTTTTTGATTTTAAATTCACCGGTTGAAGTGTAACTGAACCACAAAAATGCACCCGCAAAATCGCAAAAATCAGGATTTTGAACTATATGTTCTACCTGATTTTTGCTATGTTTTTGCAAGGCTACTCATCCCGTTTTTCCCATTCTACAAAATCACCGGAAAATCTGTAAAAACCGAAATCGCTTCTATATTAGCCTGAGATCACAGACTTGAAAATACCGTCAATGTACTCCGGTACAAACAGAACACCAGACATTGCTAAAGTACCAATAGATGCACTGTCATCCCTTGTATAGTGCTTCATACCGATCAATCCAGTTGTATCATAAGTCAGACCGAAGCTCTGTGCTACCGCACCGTTGGCAGGAACGTAATAGCCGTTAATGTTTTCAACAACTGTTGCATATACATCACCAGCTGCTACCTGCGGTGTAATAAAGGCAGTACCCATACCCAAGAAGTTTTCTAAGTACTGCATACCAAAGGCGGTCTGGGTTGTGATACTTGCATCTCCCAGATATGTAGCTACATCTGTAGGATTGACGAAGAAAATAGGTGTAATTTCCTCATCTTCAAAATGGGTCTGTAATGCAGCCCACAGATTTGCTACTGCCTGCTGTAAGCCTGTTGCACCTGTTGCTGTACCAGTACCGGCCTTAATCTGTGTGAAAAAGCCCTTCTTGACATCCTTATAGATATCCTTCAGCAACTCGCCATCAGCACCGTTAATAGCAATAGCCTGACCGCTCCTCTGGATGGCTTCCGCTGTGGTGTTTCTGCGATACTTGTTAAGTGTTAAGGTTTTGGTAGCTGCCAGCTCTCTCTTGTACTCTGAGAGATTGATCGTCTCGCCTTCCCCTACCTGTGCAGGTGTTGGGTTAGGAGACTTCCACTTGTAGATCTTAACTGTGCTGCCTTCTGCCAGAGGTTCCAAATTAGCAATACCCAGTGCCCTCTGTAATGCCTGCAGACTGTTTACGAAACGGGTTGAGAAATCAATGGAAATAGCAGGCTCTAAATCTGTAGTAACGGTTGTGCCTGCTTCCGGGTCATGTACTTTTAAAAGCTTTGTATAAAGATTATCAAACATTGCTATACCTCTCAATTCTTGAATAAGTTTATGTTCTGTTGAATCAAACGTTGTCTTTCAATAGGATTTTGCACCTTCAGGATGTCCTCTTTTGTGAGTGTGCCACCGCCATTACCCTTTGGCGTTTTGCCACCGGCAAGGGTTTTAGCTACCTCATCTTTAACGGCTTTACGGAAATCTTTTACGAAGGACTTGACGTTCTGCATTGTGGTTTCTGCTGTATCAGCTACCAGATACTCAACTATTGCACTTGATACTGTAACTCCTTCGGTTGTGAGTAAGTCCTTTGCAGATGCTACCAACTTATTGCGTTCCGCTTCTGCGTGTAAAGCATTGTACTTCTTTTCCCATTCAGTAGCTCTATCCTCTGCTGATAAAGCTGCTAAACGAGCTGCTTCACTCACTTCTGAATCCTTTTTGGCAGCCCACTTTGCATATGCCGCATTGATCATCCGGTTGACATCTTCATCCGTGTACTTTTTGCCATCATTGCTAGTACCCTGATCATTTGTGCCACCGTTATTATTGTTATTACTACCCTGATTATTATTTCCGTTATTATTACCATTATTGTTATTGTTGCTATTACCCTGATCACCACCGGCACCGGCATCACCGCCGTTACCGCCATCATCATGAACACTTAACAACCCAATCAAATACTTTTGAAATAACATTACTTATATCCTCCCTTACCCATGTGTTTTAAGTCCCAATGCTTGACTTTCACCCATTGCTTTTAACGTCATCAATGCTTGGACATATATGCTTTTGAAAGAGCTTCATCACTCTTTTCAAACGTACACCATTCCTCTTCTACCATCTTTGTTCCGTTTTCAAGAACATGGTACAATGTAAACTGAATTGACTCGCTAAACGCTTTTGACAACCAGCTCATACCCAAAATGTAGAAGTTCCATGTTTGGCATTCCCTTATTGGAATACTGATATCTAATAAGAAATGACCGTCCTCGATTGAGAGAACGGTGGGCTTATAATCTGCTTCAACAAAAGTCGCTACAAGCAATGTGTTTAAATACGAAACGATACCGCATAACACATCATGCCCCATACCGTTGCAATTCACTGCGTGGCCACTGGACTCAAATAACCAGCGATCATGAGGAAACTGCGTTACATCAATTGAAATCATCTCTGCGTCCCTCCAGCCAGTTATAAAGATTTTGAAGTTCTGGTAGATCTGTACCTACCGTCTGATACACTACCTCATCATCCTGCAACAGTACAAGCTTTGGTATGCGGGTAACTTCATACTGTTTACATAATGAGTAGGACTGTTCCACATCAATGACTTCAACTGATTCATCATCTGACAAGTAGTTTAATAGCGGTGCAATATACCCACTCTTGACTTTTTGACAGGGACCGCACCAGGTTGCTGTAAAGAATAAGGCTTTACGTTTCTGCATTGCTACCATCCTCCTCTATTGGAATGTTGCGTGTAAACTCATACTGTAAGAATACCCAATCATCTGCC